TTTGGCGGCGTGATGGAATGGCTCGGGAAGAAGCAAGACCACCAGCACGAAATGGAACTGCAGCGGCTCCAGGCTGATCTTGAAGCCGGCCGGCATGAGCGCGATATGGCGCGCATTAGCTTACAGGCGCAGTTGCAAGTGCAGCAAATCACGGTGGTTGCCGATGCGGCAGAGCGCAAGGCAGAAGCTGACGCATTTATCGAGGCGGTCAAGGCGACTGCCACCAAGACCGGTATCGCGTGGGTGGATGCATGGAATCAAAGCATACGTCCGGCAGGCGCCACAATCTCCCTGCTGATATGGGTCGGCGTGATGGTATCGGCCAGCCTGATACTCTCAGACTTTGACCGGGAATTGATTGGCGCCTTTTTGGGCGTGTTCGTCGGTGAGCGGATTCACGCTCGGCTCCGATGATCACATCTGAGCCGACTACCTCTTTACCGGCCGGCCAACAGGCTTTGCCGGAATCCCCAGACGGGCGAGAGCACGGCGAACGCTGGACACGGCCACGCCGTAGCGCGCAGCGGCAGCGGCAGGAGTGCATCCGCTGCGCTGGAGGTGGGAAACCGCGAGTGTTACCTCGCGGGATTGGCGGGCGGTCATCGCGTCAGACTCGCATTGACGGCCGCAACGATCTCTGCGTTAAGTTGCTCGTCAGTGGTTTTTGCTCCGAGGATCAGATCGCGAGTCTCAACCCACACACCGAGGCTATGCGCAATCAATGCTGCATCGCGGTTGCCTTGTTCCCGGCCAGTAATAACAGCGCGGGCAGTTGCCATCATGTTTTTGCGGTATCCGGTCATCTTGATCTCCTTGGTTTAGGGTTTATTGGCGGGCGGGCAGCTCCGTGCTACCCATGCACCAGATAATAGTGCATCATGCGCCAATGTCAAGAGTTTTTTGCAAATAAATTTTGAGGATGGAATGATCGAGCGCCTTACCGAATTCTTCAAGCTGGCGAAGCGGTTCGAGGGCTGCCGGCTGATGCCGTATTACTGCCCTGCCGGGGTGCTCACGGTTGGATATGGCGCTACCGGCCACGGCGTATTCCCCGGCCAAGCCTGGACCAAAGAACAGGCCGAGAAGCGGCTGGAACAGGATGCGATCAAGTTCGCCCGCGGCGTGCTGGCAGCTTGCCCGGTACTGGCAACGGAATCGGATAGCCGATTCTCTGCGGCCACTGATTTTGCATACAACCTCGGTTTGGGCGCCCTACGCGGATCGACCATGCGAAAACGCATCAACGCGGGATCTTGGGAATCTGCTTCCCGAGAATGCTGCAAATGGGTTCGTGGTGGGGGGCGGGTATTGCGTGGCCTAGTCCTTCGCCGCGCCGCCGAATCTCAACTACTCCTAGGAACCGCATGAAATGGCCATTGACGTGAAAAGTGAAATACTCTCCGCCATCGCCAAGGCCGACGACCAGAACATGAAAACCCTGCTTCTGCTCATGCTCGGGGTTCTCGAAGAGATCGGCGGCAAGATCGACGCCATCTGGAAGAATGATAAAGCGCTCCGTGAAGCCGTCCTGAACGGCCACGAAGCCGTCCATGGACGGCACCACGAATGGATCGAGCAACGAATGGAATCTAAATGTGCTGCCGCCTGCCAATGGGCAGAGAAGAAGATGGTAGAAGAGATTGAGGCAACCAAGACCGCAAAGGAAGATGCCCGAGCCGATAAGCGAGTCGCGCGCGATGCCGTAATTCGTCAGGTAGTGACAATTTTCGTCTCGGTCGCGGCCGGCGTTGTTGGCGCGCTGTGGGCACTGAAATAACCTCAGGAGATCCAAATGGCAACAATCTGCGTAGAAATCGAGATCGATACCGAGACCGGGAATCTGACCGTGGCGGAATGCCCGCCCGGCGAAGAAAAAATGGCTGGCGAAGAGGGCAACGAGCCCGCTGGCCAATCCTTTACCAACATCGATGAAGCGATGAAGGCCGTGGCAGCGATCCTGACTCAAGGCCAGCAGACGCCAGACCAGGTCCGCCAGTCGGTGATGACCGGCTACAAGAAGGCCGGCAATCGACCAATGATGGGGATGTAATCCACCATGTCCAATGAAAGGGGCAGCAACGTGATTAACCCGAATAAGTTGTTGAATTCGTGATTATGGGAATTCTTGTAAATGCGCGGCATGAGCATTTTGCTCATCAGGTCGCAAAGGGCGAAGATGCAACAGCAGCATATATCGCGGCAGGGTATAGCAAGAACGGAGCGCAGCCATCTGCCGCCCGTTTGCTATCAAATGCTATGGTTTCAGCCCGGGTCGAAGAGATCAAGGAAAACATTGCCAAGATAGCGACGGAAAAGACGGCTATTACGAAAGCGTGGGTCTTGGATCAGTTGGTTGAGATTGTTGCAATGGCAAAAGCAGCGGAACCAGTCCTTGATAGCGATGGTAATCCCATTGGCGAGTACAAGCAGAACCTTGCAGCCGGGAACAAGGCGCTTGAGTTGATTGGGAAAGAAAAGGGAATGTTCGTTGAGCGCAAGGAAATCAGAACCGGACCGCTTGAAGAACTTAGGGATGAGTCCTTGGACAACATCATTGCCAAGAAAGCCAAAGAATTGGGGCTGACGCTTCACTGATGGACGACATAGACAGTCTTCCGCCGCGGGTGGCATTGGCCCTTGCGCTGGAAGAAAAGGCCCGTCGCAGGGCGCGCAGGAAGATTAAGATGTATTACCCTGATGAGGGACCGTTGCGCCGGGAGTTGTACCAGAAGCACCTGATGTTCTTCAGGGCTGGTCGAACGCATAGCACCAGAGGCTTCATAGCGGCCAATCGGGTTGGCAAGACTGAAGGCGCTGGTGGCTACGAGCTTACCTTGCACTTGACTGGGGATTACCCGGTCTGGTGGGAAGGCGCCGAGTTCGATGCGCCCGTTCGGACCTGGGTTGCCGGTGATACCGGCAAGACAGTGCGGGATATTCTGCAGGAAAAGATGCTTGGTCCGTGGGGAAACTTCGGAACTGGGTTGATTCCGGGCGATGACATCGTTCGCTATACCAGCAAGCAGGGCGTTTCGGAAGCCGTCGATACAGTTTGGGTCAAGCATCGCACCTATGGCGTGTACGATGGTGACAGCCGCATCGTCTTCAAGAGTTACGACCAGAAGCGCGAAGCCTTCCAGGGAACTGAGCAAGACATCATTTGGCTTGACGAAGAGGCTGACGAGAGTATCCGCGGCGAGTGCATGTTGCGGTTGATGACCACGAACGGGTTGTTGATCGAGACATTCACCCCGTTGAAGGGGATTACTCCAGTGGTCATGCAGTACCTGCCGAACGGGGAAGTGACCAGCGACATCGAGGTTGGCGAGGACAAAGCCTTGATTATGGCGGGCTGGTCTGATGTACCTCACCTTGGAGAAGCTGAGCAGAAGCGCATGTTGGCGGAAACCCCGCCTTACTTGCGTGATGCTCGGTCTAAGGGAATCCCGAGCTTGGGATCTGGGGCGATCTATCCGGTGCCTGAGTCCGAAATCAAGGTGGCGGACTTCCCGATACCAAAGCATTGGCCGCGACTGTATGCCCTGGACGTGGGCTGGAATCGAACTGCAGCACTGTGGGGCGCTTGGGATAGAGACAGCGACACGATTTACCTGATTGCCGAGCATTACCGTGGCCAGGCCGAGCCGGCGATTCATGCGAACGCTATCCAGTCGAAAGGAAAATGGATTGAAGGCGTGATTGATCCCGCTTCAAGGGGTCGCGCCCAGGCGGACGGCGAGAAGCTAATCGAGTCCTACAAGGGTCTCGGGCTTAAGCTTCATCTTGCCAACAATGCCAGGGAATCGGGGATATACGAGGTTTGGCAGAGGCTTTCGACTGGCCGACTCAAGGTATTCGCCTCATTGGGTAGTTGGCTGACTGAATACCGGATGTACCGGCGCGACGAGAAAGGCGCCATCATCAAAGAAAACGACCACTTGATGGACTGCAGTCGTTATCTGGTTCTGGCCGACGCAAGGTATTGGAAGGTTGGAGAGCAACCCAAGAAGAAAGCAACAGAAGTATTCGAGCCCCTGAATTCATCCATGGGCTACTGATCAGCATCAAAGTCTCACCGAAAGGAGACGGGAATGATCGATATAGATACATGCCCGTTTTGCGGGTACGCAGCAAGAGTGGTCAGAACTAGGGATATAGCTCAATGGTGGTACTGCGAGTGTAGCCGATGCTTTACTCGCCAACTTGCTAGTCAGACTGAGAAAGAGGCGATTAGCAAATGGAATGCCCGGGTGCAACGCCCGGAAGACTTGACGCCCCAAGTATAAAAGACCCTTGCAGGGGGCCGCGGCGATAAACCACTGCACCAGCGGGAATGAAATAAGGTTCTCGAACCGGGGGCAATTAGCCCAAGCCGGGTGAGGAAAATCTGCCTCGCCCATAAACAGACCTTTCAAAGCACAGTAAAGCGACCACGGCATATTAGCGAAATCTAATATATACCGGCGCAGAGAGTTTAGGCTTTCGCGTTCGAAGAACGGTGGGGCGGCGTCCTGGCCTGTACGATAACAGGCGGTCTGGAATACCCGGTATGTTCCTCGCTCCTTAGATGCGTATCACAAGCATTGGCTTCCAGCAGTCGGTTGGGGGTGGGGTGCGGATCAACGGGCTACGGTTATAGATTGGAATATTAGTAATTCCGAATATTCAATATTAGCGTTGTTGAATATAAGCTACCGCTAATATTAGAAAGCGCTTATTTTCAGGAGTATGACCATGCGAATTGTGAATAGTTACGTTTCATTAGCGGCGAATACCAATTCAATCCTTTTCCCGGTTTGGGCGTTGCGCCTGATCTTTACCGCGGCAAGCACGGTAGCTTTGAATATCTGCATGTCTGGTCGGTAATCCATGGATCAACTCATGCAAACCGGCGAGTCGGAAGAGGCCGGGGAAGAGACTCGCCTATCTGAGCAGGAGGTCACTGCGCGCCTTGAAGGACTTGGTACGCGCATCAAGGAATTGCGCGATGAGGCCGTTAAGGCCAGAGAATCGTCCGGCATTGAATCTGCTTGGCTGGAAGACGAAGAGTATTACCAGGGCATCGACGAGTACAACCGAGAAGAACACAAGCTCAAGCCGACCTCGCCGGATGGCCGGGTCATTATCGAGCAGAAGGCTGCGGCGAACAAAGAGAAGCGCTCGACGGTCTTCGTCAAGCTCACTCGCCCGTATGTTGATGCTGCCGCAGCAAGAGTCTCTGACATGCTGCTTCCGACTGACGATCGGAACTGGGATATTCGCCCGACACCGATACCGGACCTGATTGGGCAGTTGAAGGACAAGACGCCAGTGATGGATGAGTCCGGTAATCAGGTGATGCAGCCGGAACTGGACGAAAACGGGGAGCCCAAGCAAGGCCCGACCATGATGGGCGGTCAGCCAATGATGGGACCGGACGGAAATCCGATGGTTGGTCCTGTTTCCAGGCCGATGACCACGGCTGATTTGGCAAAGAAAGCGATTCAAGAGGCTAAGGACTCGGCCGAAAAGGCTCGGGACCGCATGGATGACTGGCTGGTGCAGTGTCAATACCATGCGCAAGTCCGTTTGGTGATCGAGGATGCGGCTCGAATCGGCACGGGGATTCTGAAAGGTCCATGCCCGCAGAGTATTCGTCGCCGTGCAGTGGTCCGAGCGATGGAAGGCGTTGGCATCATCATCAAGGATGAGATCCTTCCCTGCAGCCGTGTGGTGAATCCCTGGAACTTCTATCCTGATCCTTCCTGCGGCGAAAACATCCAGAAGGGAAAGTTTGTATTCGAACGCGACGACATCAGCGCGCGGATTCTGTCCGAGTTGAAGCGTGATCCGACGTATCTGAAGGACAAGATTGACCAGATATTGAAGGATGGCCCGAAAGACCGGCATGGAAACAGCAAGCGACCGCGCGAAAACAAGGCGAACGAGAAAGAGCAGTTTGAAATCTGGTATTTTCACGGCTACCTAGATTCTGAGGATCTGGAAGCCGCGGGCTGCGAATGCGGTGATGAAGAGCAATACCCGGCTATCGTGGTCATGGTGAATGACACCGTGATCAAGGCGATGCTGGAGCCACTGGATTCCGGTGAATTCCCGTATGACGTGATGATCTGGCAGCGCCGCCCGGGGCATTGGGCTGGAATTGGCGTTTCTCGTCAAATGCGCACCAGTCAAGACGGGGTAAATGCCGGAACGCGGAACCTGATGGACAACGCCGGCCTGTCTTCTGGTCCGGTGCTCATCATTGATCGCTCGAAGATTGAGCCGGCAGACGGTAGCGGGAACTTCAGACTTGGCCCGAGAACCGTGTTTGTGACCACAGATGACTTCGAGGGCAGCGTCAAGGACGCAATTACCTGGGTGAATATCACCTGTTTGCAGCAGGAATTGATGGCAATCATCAGCTTCTGGATGCAGCGCGCCGAAGATGAAACTGGACTGCCGATGCTCCTGCAGGGACAGCAAGGCAAGGCTCCGGATACGGTCGGCGGCATGACTATGCTGCAAAACAATGCTTCTAGCGTGCTGCGCAGGATTGCCAGGACGTTTGATGACCGGATTACCGAGCCCCACATTGGCCGGTATTACGAGTGGCTGTTGCTGCATGGCGAGGACGATGCCGAAAAGGGCGACTTCCAGATTGATGCTCGCGGTTCGAGCGCACTTGTCGAGCGGGATATGCAGACTCAGGCACTGATTCAGACCTTGGGCGCTTCCGCGAATCCAGTGTACGGACTTGACCCGGAAAAGACCATGCAGGAAGTCCTGAAGAGCCAACGGCTTGACCCGAAGCGACTGGAACTCGACGAGGCCAAGAAGAAGGCCATGCAGCAGAACCACCCTCAAGACCCTCGCATCGTGGTCAAGGGCATGGAATTGCAGGCCAGAGACAAGGAACTTCAGGCCACGCAAGCGTTCGAGAAACATCAGGCCGATATGGAATTCGCCTTCCGCGAGTGGGAAAAGAAACTCGATGCCACTCTGGAAGCGGCTAAGCTGGACGGCGACAAGAACATGAACGATGACACGCTCAAGACTGCGCTGGCTCGGGAAACGATGAAATTGCGGGCACAGATTCGTTTGGCGATGTCGGACACCTATCGATCTGCGCAAGTGGCCACACCGAGCTTTGAACCTCCAGGTAGGGCTACGCCAGGACGAGCATTCCAGGAATGACCGAGATTCTGAGCCAGGAGGATTTGGCTTCCCCGGTGTGGCAGAAGTTGCGGGTCTATTTGCAGGCCCGGATTGATAGCCATCGGCGCAAGAACGACAACGATTTAAGCCCAGAGGCGACCGCCAAGTTACGCGGACGACTCGCAGAAGCACAACTGATATTGAAACTTGAAAACCCCCGGACAGTGATGCCGGAGGATTAAAGGCTCTAGGGTGCTGACGAAAGTCAGCCCCCGAGAAGGTAACGGACCACGGAGTAAAGCTCTGCCGCCCGTTGGATCGACCGCCCTTGAGGCGGTTTTGTTTTTTGGAGATTGCAAATGGAAGGTCAAAGCGTCGAGGAAAGCGCTGCCGTATCAACAGACCAGCAGCAACAAACACCTGAAGAAGCTCAATCCAGCATCCAAGCTGGATACGACAAAGTAGCTGGTATCGAACCTGAGACTGAACCCACTCCGACCGCGGAAACGCCGCCAGAGAAGGTTGGAGCGAAGGTCGATGAACTTGCTGATTTACGTGAGCAAGTCGGGCGCATTCCGGATTTGGTCAAGCAATTACGGGATGTGAATGGTCGATACGGATCACTTTCACAGCGATTCGAGGAAATGACGCAACGATTGGCGGCGCCGGCTACTTCAAAAGATGCCACTGCAGCCAACATTGCCGATGCCTCAGAGTTGTTGAAAGACCTTGCCGACGAGTATCCGGAACTGGCTGAAAAGCTCAGTCCTGCATTTAACAGGGTACTTGGATCTTCTGGCAATGGCATGAGCGCGGAAGCAATCCAGAAAGTGATTGACGAACGCGAAGAAGCCAAGGCCAAGAAGAGACTTGAAGAAGCGCAAACAGAGTTATCGCAAGCGCATCCGGATTGGTTCACTGTACGCGAGACTGACGATTACAAGGAATGGCTTGATTCACTCACGCCACGCGCCAAGAGTCGTTTTCTGCGATCGATGGACCCGGATTACGTTGCTGAAAAGCTGGACGACTTTAAGGACTGGCAGGTTAAGAAGCATGCGCATCCACAATCAACTGAGCCAACGCAGACCAACACCAAAAGCAAGGATCGCCTAAAAAACGCGATCACTCCGACCAATGGTGCGGCAACTACGCCGCAAGTCAAATCAAACAAGGAAAGCATTCTCGCTGGCTACGAACGCGTAGCAGGAAAGCGAATGTGACTTAACTCTTTAGGAGAAACATCATGGCAGTACAAGGATATGGCCTCTCCCCTGGCCGAGTGAATGAAATTCTGGGTGAAACCCTGGCTTATGCCGAACCGACCATCATTCTTGGTCTGGGCTGCGAAATGAAGCAGATCCCCAAGAATAAGGGCGACAACGTGAGCTATCGCCGGATTATTCCGACCGGTGGCGCCACAACCAATGCCAACACGATCAATCGCTGGTCGGTGACGGCTGTTGGACATCTTCTGCAGGAAGGCGTTACCCCGAACGTCGAAACGCTGACCGACCAGTATCTGAACGTCCAAATCAACCAGTATGGCGCCATTTACGGCTGGACGAACAAGACCGCCGAACTGCATGAGGACAACATCCCTAAGGATATGTCGCGCATCATGGGTAAGCGCATGGGTCTGGTGCAGGAAATGATCCGCTACGGCGCGATGAAAGCCTGTACCAACATCTTCTATTCCGGTGGTACCAGTCGAGCAACGACTGACGAGGCAATCAGTTTGACGATTCTGCGCCGTGCGGCACGCGGTTTGCTGGCAAATCACGCCGGCAAGAAGTCGCGCATTATCCGTCCGGGACCGGACTATGACACTTCCGCCATCGAAGATGCTTTCCTGGTGATGGTGCATACCGACGCCGCGGCCGACATCCGCGACTTGCCTGGTTTCGTTCCGGTTGCCAAGTACGCCGGAATGCAGACGATTAGCCCGAAGGAAATAGGATCTTGCGAAGAGTTCCGTTTTATCCTGTCTCCTGAGTTGGCAGCGTATGCCGATGCCGGTGGCGCGAATGCAGCGCTCTACGCCACAACCAACGCTGCGGCCAACATCGACGTGTATCCGTTTATCGTCTGTGGCGATGAATGCACGTTCGACATCGCACTGAAAGGTGAGGATTCGTTCGACATGAACATCATTCCCCACACTCAGCGCGACAAGAACGACATCCTCGGTCAACGCGGCTATTGCGGTGCGTCCTTCTGGTCCGCCGCTCTGGTGGTTAATAACGGATTCATGGCGGTGATTGAGGCAGGGGTAAGTTCGTTAAGTTAGGTTGCATACGCTAGGTATTTACCTGTGTTGGTGATATACCGTTACGGTAGAATACAAACCCCTCATAGCCCGCCTTGGCGGGCTTTTCTTTTCAGGAGATTCACATGACACAAAGTATCGATCTCGCTGGCGTCACCATGGCGCACAGCAACAGTCTTTTGACTGCAACGGGGGCTGAAACGGTGCATGACACGACCGTTCGGTTAGATTTCTCGATTCGCGGCAAGATGTACTCGAAGTCCGGCACCAATGCGGACCAGACTACGCCGACTTCGGACTATGGTGATAGCGTGGCCTTCTCCGACTCTACCAAGACACTGACTGGCGTTGCTTCGGCTGGTGGTCAAGGCACTGTCGTTGTTTGGGCCTACAACTCGTCCGGTACGGTCAAGTGCTTGATGGGTTCGCGTGAAACGCTGGATGCCGCGGGCAATTTCGCTAAAGCGCCATCCTTCCCGTTCATCCCGGATGATGTTTGCCCGTTCGCGTATCAAGTGCTGAAGCATTACGGCCAAGCAACAACTGTGACCTTTGGCACGTCGAATTGGAATACCACAGGCTTCACCAATGTGATTGTGAATGTGGCAACACTTCCCGATCGTCCGCAAATAGCTTAACCCTGTAGCACTCAACTAACAGCCGCCTTCGGGCGGCTTTTTTATTCCCATAGAAAAGGAAATCAAGATGGCACGAACATATACACCACGCAAGATGGTTGAATCACAGGAACAACAGGTTGGCCAGGACAGCACCCGAGAGTTTCAGGATAACGGCGAACTTAACAAACCCAGATCGGAACAGGTCGACGGCCATCATTTAGGCGGCGAATTGGATCGTATCGGATTTGATGCCAACGGAAAGCGCATTCGCAGCAAGAAGTGGCACGAAGAAATGGCTTTTATGAATGAGATTGTCACTGTCAGGGTTCATCCATCGACCGACAAGAACGCCAATCCATTGCCGGATGTTTATGTCAATGGGCGTGTTCAGCGGTTTCCTCGGGGAGAGGAAATCAAGTGCCGCCGCATGTTTGTCGAGAGGCTTGCAAGAGCCAAGGGAACGACATTCGATAACCTGAAAATCAAAGGCCCGGACGGCGAGGATAAATTCGTTTATCCGACCCACACCGCGGAAGCCTACCCGTTTGTTGTCATTGATGACACCCCGAAAGGGCAGGAATGGCTGAAGCGCATCCTAGCTGAAGCGTAATCCCTCCGATACCGCAACCAATGTCAATTCGTTGGTCACTGTTGCCAAGAACATGGGCATTGTTGGCTAGAACTCTCTGCGTTTCGCGTAGCTTTCTCCCGCAAGGCGGCCCTGCGGGGAGTGACAAACCGCCAAATTTTCAACTCTTCGGAAGAATTCCATGAACCGACTTGATTTGTGCCGACGACTAAGGCGCGAGGCCGGAATTTCCGGAAGCGATACCACTCCGGTAACGACCGTCAATCAAACTGGTGACATGCTGAAAGTCGTTGAGGCGATCGATACGGCCTATGAGTTGATCCAGAACCTACATTCAAATTGGCTTTTTCTGAGAAATGAATTCTCGTTTCAGAGCATTGCCAATACGCAGGCTTACACCACGACAGCGCTCGGTCTGACTGAATTCGGTGACTGGCGCAAAGAAGGCGGCGTTTCCTGCTACCTGACTTCTGCCGGGGCCGGCGGAGAGCAATGGCTTGGCTACCAGGAATGGGATGATTTTCGGGATTACTACAACTTCGGAACGCGTCGAACCCTGACAGACCAGCCAATTCACTTCTCGATCATGCCGAACAAGGCGCTGGCGCTTGGCCCCACACCGAACGACATCTATACCGTATCCGGAGAGTATTTCAAGCGGGCCCAGGCCATGACGGCTAATTCTGACGAACCCTTGATACCGGCAAAATACCACATGATTATTATGTGGCGCGGATTGATGCTCATGGCTCAGTCCAATAATGCTATAGAACGCTACGACAAAGGCGAAAAGAACTACAAAAGCATGCTGCGAGGACTGCGCAGCGATCAACTTCCCGAAATTTCTCTTGCCGGAACGCTGGTATGATTAGGTGGCCAAAGGTCGATACCAAGTACATTAAGTTGTCTGGTGGTATCGATCTCGAATCCCCTGCCCTATCCATTGACCCCGGCGCTGCGCGGAGTCTGATGAACTACGTTGTTGGGGCAATGAGCGGTTACGACAGAATTGACGGATATGAGCGGTACAGCGGCAAGACTTCACCCTCTGATGGCGTCTATTACTACGCAACAGCGACGTTTTCTGGATCTGTTGCGGTAGGCGACACGATCACCGGAGCAACCAGCACCGCAACAGGCAAGGTCATTATTGTCGATAGTACCGAGATCTACTTCACCAAGCTGGCTGTTTCGACGTTTGTTGTCGAGGATTTCAAGGTAGGTGGTGTCACCGTAGGCGCATTTACCATGACGCCGACACGCTTTGGTGCTTCAACAGCCTATGAAGATGCTGTTGCTCGAAATGCCACGGCTGATGATTACCGAGCGGATATTGCAGTTCCTACAGGAAGCGGGGGAATACTCGGCCTGGGAATGCTTAAGGGAATTCTGTATTGTTTTCGGAATAACGCCGGAGATACCGCCGCGGATATGTTCAAGGCAACCGCTTCCGGATGGGAGCAGGTCACGCTGTACAACGAAATCAGTTTCACGGCGGGCGGAACAGCTACAGCTTTGGATACTGACACGCTGACGCAAGGCGGTGTGACGGCCACGGTCAAGCGCGTTGCCCTTCAATCTGGCGCGTGGTCCGGTACTGCGGTAGGCCGTTTGATCATTGCCAATCCATCGGGCGGTAACTTTACGGCTGGCGCGGCAACTTGTACTGGATCTGGAGCAACGGTTACGCTATCCGGAGTTCAGACGGCGATTACGCTGGTCAAGGGCGGTCGGTACGAGTGCATCGAGCATAACTTTACCGGCTCTGCCGACACCATGAAAATGTACGGCGTCGACGGAACTAATCGCGGATTCGAGTTTGACGGTACGGTTTTTGTTCCTATCGCTACGGGAATGACAACCGACACACCGAATCATGTCTGCGCGCACAAGAATCATTTGGTCTATTCATTCCGTGGATCAATGCAGTTCAGCGGCATAGGCTTCCCGTATCAATGGACGCTTCTAACCGGTGCGGCTGAAATTGGCATGGGCGACACAATCAGTGGATTCTTGCCTCAGCCTGGAGACATTCTTGCGGTATTCACCAGAAATCGCACCGACCAATTGGCCGGAACGAGTACGGCGAATTTTGCGCTCGGAAAGTTGGCTCCGGAAGTGGGCGCTATTCCATACACACTGCAGAATCTTGGATCTTCGTATGCCCTGGATGACCGCGGCATCACCAAGATCAGGACCGCGCAAGAGTATGGAAACTTTGAGCATGCAACAGTCAGCCGCCAAGTTCAACGATTGATTGCAGACATGCGCTCGGTAGTTGTTGCCAGTGCGACCTACAAGACTCGGAACCAGTATCGATTGTACGGAAGCGACGGAACTGGAATCTCCATGACCATCGTATCAACCCGGGACGGATTGATTGAAGAGTACAGCCAGTTCAAGTACCCAGTGAATATCACTTGTGCTTATTCCGGAGAAGACGCCAACGGCAAGGATGTGATTTTCCTTGGGGATAGTACCGGATATGTCTATCAGGCCGACAAGGGAAGTTCGTTCGACGGAACAGCGATTGAAGGTTTTGTGAGATTGCCGTTCTATCACTTCAAGAGCCCAGCATATGAAAAGAGCTTCCTGAAAGCAATTCTCGAAATGGAAACCTCTGGCTATTCGGAAATTCGCATTCACCCTGACTTCAGTTATGGCAAGAGTGAAATTTCTCAACATCCAACGACGACTCTTGATAGCCAAGGCAGTGGCGGCTATTGGGATGTTGATCACTGGGAAGGTTTTTATTACGACAGCCAGGTCGTTGCGAATCCTGAAATATCAATCAATGGCGACGGAACGAATATGTCTCTAGTCACTTACACCAATTCAGATATTGATCTCGGGCATACCCTGCAAGGGGCGATTATTTACTACATCGTCCGCCATCTGGTGACTTAAAAGGAAACACCATGAGCAATCTTTACTTTACCAGCCCAACCGATGTTGAGGCTGCTACACTCGCTCGTTCCACGAATGTCAATGACCTTGATGCGGCTGTTGATGCGGCATTCGACAAACTTCCAACTGAACTTAATTTGAAGCGCGGAACAACGAATTACGCTGTGGATACCGGTACGGCGGACGCTTATCTTGTTTCGCTTCCCTATACTCCGAGCGAATATATTGATGGCCTTCATGTCAGGATGCGGCCACTCAATACCAATACCGGCGCATCGACGATCAACGTCAATAGTCTTGGCGTCAAGTCAATTCGGCTGATTGACAGCTCGGTCTTGACTGCCGGAGACATTACGGCGGGCGGCGCCGTTGATCTGACCTATTCAACGGCAACAGGATATTTCCATGTCGCCGCGAATTCCAATACCGCGGCCACTTCCGCGGCGGCAAGTGCGGTAGCGGCGGCGGCAAGTGCTAGCGCCGCTTCTGGGTCGGCCTCATCAGCAAGCAGTTCCGCTTCAACCGCGACAACTCAGGCCGGAACCGCAACGACACAAGCCGGT